GTTCGCCGAATCTGACGGATTTTTACCGAAGTTAGAAGCATAACTCTCTCCTACACTAGCTGTATCCGAAAACACACGTTCAAAAATTAGTAACGTTACAACGCTATCACTAAAACTTACACTATCAGCTGCGGCTTTACCTGCGTTTAAAGCAGCTGCTTCTAGTATTGAAGTAGTATCTGCAGCTACAGTTTTAGCAATAGCATTGGCTAAAGACTCTGTAATAGTTACCGTTAAAGCCTTATCTTCTTGATATCCGGGAGCAAAATATAAGTCTTTAGAATCTGCGTCAAGAACTATATCTACAGCAGAAAGATTAAGAAAATCTATACCATATTCTAGATTAACAAAACTAACTAAAGATTGTATGTTTTCAAAAACCGTAACTGGCTCTAACGAGTCAGTATCTACTATAGCGCGTAGATTAGTATTTGATACTATTGCTCGAAGTGCCATTAATCAAAGTCATCGCGCACTTGGAACTTAATTAAATCTTGTACAGTTTGGATCCCACTACCACTTGTAGTGTGTTCTATTTCACCTTCAAAAGTACCAGCAGCTGTCCAAGTATCACTAGGAAAAGCTACACTTACTTCTCCGTCGGAAGCGCCTGTAATTGAACCGGTAATTGTTTTTAATACAGTTGTACTACCTACTTCACGGATCCTAAAACGTACAGTACTGCCAGACAGATTTACTGCTGCCCATGTACTGCTATCATCGGCATCCAACGTTTTACCAGAAGCTGCAGTATTACTGTCCTTTAATGTAAAATTTAAAGTAGGTAGAGTATCACCTACTACTAATTTAATTGTTGATGAATAAGCCATAATTTACCTCATTATATAGTATTTACTAATCATATCCAGCAGCTCCAAAGTACGGTACATAATCCCAAATATTACCTCTGCCCTCTATTATGTCTATAGCTCTTTCTGCAGTAGGGCCAAATAAAGGACTAAAGAAAGTACTTCCATACATCTCAGCCTCAAACATTGGGACTAGTAAACCATATCTACCTAAAAGACCCGCTCTATCTGTTAAGTCTGCCATATATTCTGGAGTAGTCATATCAAATGATCTGAACTGCTCTGGGTCTCCGCCATTTAAAACAAACTTAAATAACTCTCTTAGGTGTAATCCTATAGCCGCTAAAGGCAACATACCGGCAATCATTAGCATTGGTGGTAACGCAGCCCCTAAGTAATTGCCATATTTAGCTTCTCGTTTCATGTTATTTATCGTTCCACCAATATAATTTTTACCAAAAGAATAATAGAAAGGTTTTAATTGTGCCATCAAAGCAAAAAATGGGTTATTCATCCATACAGTTCTTTGTGCTGAAGTTGGTTTTAAAACCATCTCTTTAATTAATTTTTGTAGAGACGCCCTTAAGACCCTAGATTCTGGTGTAGCTTTTAACCTTGTTTCATAGTCTACAAAATCTTTTTTCTGATTTGGATTTAAAAAATCTACTTCCGCTAGTGCTTTTTTAGCTGTATTGGGTGTTAAGCCAATGTCTGCTAGTCTTTCTATAGATTTAGCATCTCCTTCTAGTGCTCTCTTAGTGTCAAGCTCAATTGCTTTGTAACTTACAAACGCAGCATTTCTGTATATAAATTGCATTAATTTAGTTACACCAATACTTTTAAAGAAAAATTTAGACCATTCTTGAGTAGATTGAGTAGCCCATGCCATATCTCCAGCGTAAACACTAGCCTCAAGGTTTTGTGATACCCCTAAGGTACCTAACACATACAAGAAATCATTAATCTCTTCTTTATTTTTTAAACTTTTTCCAATAGCTTCCGCATTTAAAAGTAGGCCTTCGAAGTCTCCTCTTTGGATTGCTGGACCTATAAGTTCGGGTAAAGTAGAAAGCCCACTAAAAGTAAGAAAAGTTACTTGGTTCCACAACATAGCAGCAGACTGTGTCTGCCTAAGTAATGGCATACTATTAATTTCTATACCTACTTTACCTGTTATTGCACCTACAACATTTGTAGCTTTTACCGGGTCTGTTACATTTGGATTAAGCCAAATATGAGCAGTTGCAGCTTGCCATCCTTTTAGTTGGTAAATACCCTCGTTAATGGTCCTGTCTTTTACAGGTAGTTTTTTAATACGTTCTGCTTGTTCTTGTCTAGTTTCTTTTTCTGCTGCCCACTCTAAGAAGCTTGTGTCATCTATAAGGCTACCTGCTTGAGTTTTGTACTGAGGTTTTTGAGTTATTTGTCTAGCTAAAAGAATTTCACCATCAGAAAGGTTTTTTCTTACTTTATTGTTATACATATATTTTTTAACAATACTTCGGATACTGTGTATTTGCGAAGTCAATAAATCCGTAATTAAACCAGCGTCTAACAAATCTATAGTAGATATATTTTCAAAAAGATCCGCCCTTGCAGGGGACATACCTATCGCTAAAGAAGATATAAAAGGAGATAGCTCTTCTTCATCTATAATAATATCAGGGTTAAGTTCCCTGTTTTCTATCATCTTTTCTACAGTTTTTATTGCTTGTGCTGGAGTTAGAGTGCTATTAGCTTTCTCTAATAGGTCTGCCAGCCTATTAAATTTTGCCTCGTTATTTGAAATACCATCGATGTCATATTCCCTAGATAAATCATGGTTTTCTCTAGTTTGTAGCCCAGCTATTTCCATGTATGTTTTTATTTTATTTTGTACATTAGCTATAGATAACACTGCAGGGCTAGCTCTATAAGCGCTTTCATTACCATCTTTACCTACATAAGTAGTTTTGTAGTTAGGGTCGTTAAGTTGTTTCTTAAGTTCAGACCTTCCAAAATATTTTATTGCTCCAGCAAACTTTCTAAACTCAATCGCCATTTTTTCCCTGTGTTCAGAAGCTAGTTCGGTATCATCTCCCCAAGTCCCGATTGGAATATCTAAAGCATCTGTAAGTGGTTTAAATAGAGAGTTTAGAATTCTATTATATTCATCTACTTCTGCTTGAATAAAACCTAACTGCGTAGCGCTTCCAACATCTCTATTTAACATATCTACAAAATTACCATCTACGCCCAAAGTACGTAAGTAATCAGAACTTGCTGATACAGTGTAAAGAAATCTATCCCAAACCTTGTTTGCATTTTGTTTAGAAGTACCCGGCTTACCTGCATAAGAATCAATCTTGTCAAAAAGATCATTAAGTTCCATATCACGTGCTATGGGTTCATTGTTTGTAATACCGGCAAAACGCAATTGTTTTAAATTATCAACTAGGTCATATTCTAACTCTAGTGTTTTAGTAAGACCTCCACCCCTATCTTTTTGTGTGCCTTTAAAAGCTTCTGCTATATCTTTCATATATTTAACAGCTTCTTTTGGTGGTAAGGTAGTAGTCCTAATCCCTAACGCTCGAGCCGTTTGAAATTTAGAAGTTCTTAAAGCCTCCGTATATTTCTTTAACAAATCTCTAGTAAATTTAAATCTTCGTTGGTACTTGCTTTTGGTCATATCAGACAAACCTTTTATAGTAAATAACCCACCAGTGTCTGCTATAAATTCTTCAAACCCATGGTCTCCTTTCCATTGTGTAGGGACTACAGGGTCATCAGAGGCGGAAGCTTTTTTCCACTCTTCATATAACGCTTTACCATTTTCTGTTTGTAGGGTTTTTTCATTAATGTATTGATAATAAAAAGAATGCCCATAACCATGTAAAAGACCAACTAAAACCATACCTTCCGATTCAAACAACTCTGGAGAAACTTTATTTTTATAAGAGTCATGTAAAACTTCATCATCAAATAATTTTTTTAACTTCCCAGGTTTTTTTAAAATAATAAAATCTACCCCTTTATAAGTAATAAATTTTTCTGCTTTGTGAAAGTCTTGAGTCCAAGTTAACTCTACTTCACTACCATCTGGGCGTCTGTGTGTTCTTTGAACATCATTAAACAATTGATTTTGTATAAAAGTGTTAAGTTCTGGGTCATCTGTTTTTATAATGTTATCTTCAAACATTACAAAAATTCTTCGATCCCCTAAACCTAACTTTCTTTGTACTACCTCAGTAATATCTTTTATAGGGTCAGCTAGTTGTCCTGTAGTAATCGAATCATATTGCAAAACCTGCGATAACTGTTTTCTAGTTTCATATAAATCTTCCGCATCAGGAAATACTTTTTTTGTTTTATCTTGAATTTGTCTTAAAGTTTCTTTTTGTAAATTAGTCATTTCTGAACGTTTCATTCTTCTTAGGTCTAATAACTGTTGACCAATATCTTCTCCAGTTCCTTCTGGTTCTTCTAAAGTTCTACGTTCTAAAGCTTGAAAGTGTTTATTTACTTTATCTTGTACAAAAACACCTGCTGGCCCATTCAAAGAAACGGGACCAGATATCGTTTCACCATTTATGTTTTGTCTATTAGCGAGTGCTTCTTTAATACTAGGCCCACCCTTACTCAACTGTTTACTTTCATGAGCTAATCTACCTAAACTATCTAACTCGTCACTGTCAAATAACTCAGCACCAAACTGGTCTACTTTAATAGGATCGACCCCAAGTCGATCATCTATATAAGTAGTGTAGGTATGTTTGTCAGGCATCATTAAGCCATACTCTAATATCATAGTGTCTAAAATTTCTGACTCTAATTCTGGACTAGGGTATGCAAATTTTTCAGGGTTAGGAGAGCCGTATAAGGAACTAAGAAATGTTGTTCTTGCTGCTTTAGGGCGTGTAGATTTACCTTTAAAACTTTTTATTTGACTAAGTGCTTCATGTAAAACATTATCGTATCTAGTTTTCTTTATTAAATTATTATCTAGACCAGAACCCGCAATCATCACTCTTTTTACTTTATTTTTAATAATAAAATTAAGAATGTCGAAAGAACTTTTAGGGTTAAGTAAAAATGGTTTACCGTACTTATCTGCTGTGTTTCGAGTCAACTCCGTACCGGGAGTTAATTTATTTGTTTTTGAATCTGGTTCTGCAAAAGCGATAACAGCATCCGCCGTTCTAGTAAGAATTTCAGTACGAGCCGCGTAGCTTTCTGGGTTAGTCAAATTCTCATCTACAGCTCCAACAGAAATACGAGGCCTTCTTTTAGCTCTTTTTCTTTGTGATTTTTTTGACCTTCTTTTTTGACTTTTTTGTACAAAATCAGCTAAAACTTTTGCATGATTTTTTTGTTTACTACCTTTGTCATAATACAGTAATACTTTGCCGTCTAATGCACCAGAACGTATTTGTTCTTGAATCCACTCTCTTTGTTTTGGCATTACATCTTTGTGTTTCTTGCCAAGTAACCAATCACTATAACTTTGCACCGCTTCGTCTAAACTTTTTACTGGTATGGCAGCTGCAGTTCTTTTTTTCAAATGCGTGAAAGGATTACCGTAGTGTTGGTCGGTGCCCGGTTTACGCATAACATTAACGCCTCGTCCCTTCATTTCTTTTTCTATTGCGGACAATCTTTTAAGATTACGATAGGCGACTTGAGGTTTTCTAATTTCTACCGTGTCGGTAGTATCCTCACCAACTACAGCGTTCTCTTTTAATATATTTATTATTTCTTTTCTTTGTTCAGTAAGTCTAAGAGGTCCTTCAAGTGGTGCACCAGCAACATCACGTTCTGGGTCTACTGGTCCTACTAAGGTTTCTGGAGGGAGTCCTATTAAAGCATCAACCCCACCAAAGAGCCCAACACTTTCGGTTTTTATAAACTTACCTTTCTTTTTACCTTCCTTACCAAAACGTTTTAAGTGCGGAACTAATCCAACTACGTTGTACCCTAAATTTTGAGCTATTTTAAAAGCCGTATAATCAACTCCTTCTTGTAGTCCAGTAAAGACATCAGTTAAAACTAAATCATCAAAATTAAGATTTTCATCCGCAAATGCTTTAACTAAATCTAAATGATTTTTTTGAGTGGGTAGCTTAAAAGAATCAAAATACAATTCTCTTACTCTTTGTTCAACCTCTTCCCTATTGCCATAACCTCTCATGGTAGCTTCAATATCACCCGGGCTTTTAGAGTCTTTATCTGCAACATCACTTATCTCTGGGTCGATTAACACTTTTTTCTTCGCTTCTATTTCATCATAAATACTTATTTTTTTAGCTTTTCTAGAAACTACATTGCCTGATTCATCTACACTGTAGTTAAAAGGAGTTTTTTGAGATTGTTCCATTAAATCTAACGCACTCATATGGGTGTTTAAAGAACCTGGTTGAGCAACGGTATCGTAATAGATAGGTAAATTAAATAAGTTAAAATCTCGGTCTGGATCCTCTATCAGTCTGCCTTTTTCATCACGTGATTTAGTTATCCTACCTTTATTAAACTGGTCTCTTTTTTTATCACGCGCAAAAAAGTAGTCTGGGTGAGTTACATATTTTTTAAATACCTCAGGTCTAAACCTTGTTAGTTTATTGGTAGGTTTTAAATGAGATCGTAATACTGGGTCTTCAATTTTTTGGTCTATACTAGTTAAAACTATTGATTGCTCTGGAGAATACCCTTTATCTTTTTTATTGTAAGTTTGGTACTTAAATACAATTTCAGCGTCTTTACCATTTTTATCTTCAAAACTTATTAGATGTTTATCACTTAACAGATGTCCAAATCCAGCTGCTAATTTAAATTTATAATCAACAGCTTGTCTTTCTAAAGAGTCTATTCTAGTATCAACAATAGCGGCTCCTGCACTAAGTATTTCATTCATAGCCAAAGGAATATCTTTTACTTTACCTTTTTGGTTATAAGTTCTTTTGTACCAACCATATAAAAGGGGTTGATTGTTAGGGAAGTTTTTATATTCATTAGACTCTAAAAAGTCTTTATCACTAATACCCCTATTAAATATTATTTGTTCTGCACTTGTAACTGCGGTTTGTACTGCCGCTATTGGGGACATTGGCTTTCCTGTAGTAGAGTCTTTAAATTTATTGTTAAAAATAGGCTCTGCACTTTCTGGAGTAATTTTTTTAACAATAGATTGATAATCATCAGAGATATTAATACTTGGGTCGCCTTCTGTTAATTTTTCTACAAAGGCAATAAGATCGTTTGTTTCGCTAGGACCAAATTCAGACTTTATTCCCTCTAGGGCAATAACAACTCTCTGACCCTGTACAATACCGTATTTCCTTAAAGCATTTATGTAAGAAGCTACCAAATTTAAATTTATATCTTGGAACTTTTTATCATTTTTTAATCGTTCTGCTGCATCTTCTGCAGAAAGATTAGGACTTTGTTCGGAAGTTCCGGGAAACAAAATATTATTTGGGTCTGCCTCAACTTCAACAACGGTAGTAGGTACTATTTCATAGATAGAATTGGGATCTTCTTGTTGGGCTTCAATTAAGTTTTTTAAAATAGCTGTGTTTGCTCTATATATTTCAGGGTCGTATAGAGCAAAAGAACTTTCATCTACAAGGGGGCCTAGAGAACCTTGTATCTCTAAACTTCGGTTATAGCCTAACTGCCCAAAAGTAAACCCGTTTAGCAAATAGTTTGTAGCAATTATCTCTAATGCTTCTTTTCTTCTATTAGCAATTACCTCTTCATCATCAGCTTCGATAAGCGTTTCTAATCTTTTTTCTACATCATAGGAGATGTTTTCTTTTTGTGTTATGGGTAAGTCTGTTTGTTTTCGTAAACCTTTTTTACGGTTTGCCTCTCTTCTATTTTGTTTTGCTGAAATTTTTTCAAGGTCTCTTTCTAACAAAACTGCTTCTTGTTTTCTTATTAATTCTTTTAACTCTTGAATTTCAACATCAGATAAAGCTTCTCCATCTGGGGTTACAAGTAAACGTTGCTCAACATTTTCATTAATGTCCATTAAAAGTTTAGTGAACGCTACTGGGTCACTACCCTTACCAAGGTATTCTTGTGATACTGCTTCCGGAGTTGTTCCTAATAAAGCTTGCTCTACTACATTTTGATTAACCTTTAGTCTTTTTGTCTTTGTAGTGCTCTGTTCAGCTGTCTTCGCAAACTCTGTTAATAAAGCTATAGTGTTATCTCTTTGCTCTTGTAAATTTTTTATATGATTCTTTTTATTCCTAAGTAAAGTTAAATACATATCTAAACTTAATATGGTCCTTCCTGTTTTAGTATAAGCTTTTCTAGTAAGTTCTAATTTTTTCTCTGGGGTTAATTTATGAAAATCTTTTGTATCCTTAACAAGGGTGTTTTGTAAACTTTTTAAAGCTCTTGCTGTTTTAGATCTTTTTAAATCTTGTAGCTCTTTACTGGTTTGTTCTATTTTTTCAGTAGCTAAAATAACTTGTTCATTGTAAGTTGCTATCGTATCTTGATCTTGTTTGTCCGCAAATGTGTTATTTAAAAGCGTTTCCGCTTGAAGTATTAAGCTAACTGCTCTAGCTCTTTCAGTTCTTAGTTTTTTTTGTGCTTCTGGTTTTAAATCTTTATAGCCTTCAAAAGGTAAGCTTTTATAAGACCATGCACCATTTCTACCTCTAACTATTTCATTATCAGTTCTACCCATTGCTAAGAGGTTTGTTAGTTGGAAAGCTAAGGTAGAGTCTTCTTGTGCGGCTTTCCCGGCTAGAGTAGTGCCGTATTTTTTAGTTGTGTTATCTAAAGTTTTATTAATTTCTTCGTTATCGCCAAAGCCATCCATCTCCATATCTCTAGCAATTGGTCCACTATCATCTTCTTTTCTAGAGTCTAAACGTTCTTCTGCTACTTCCTCTGGAGTTTTAATTACAATACGCAGATCTTTTTTCTCTTTTTGTAGTTGTTTTAAAATCCCCGCTTCTTTTTCTACTGCACCTAAATCATCATCAAGAAGAGCTTGTTCTAGTCTTTGTAAAACTGCCTCTTCTTGTCTTTCTACTACACTTAGAGTTCGTTCTGGAACATCGCCAACAGCAGCACCTATTCCCGGTAACCTTAATTGTTGTGGATTTTTACCTTTATTAGGTGAGTTAATTATTTTTTGGTCACCTGTGTATTCGTTTTCAGCATTTTTTACTGCTTCTTCTAATCTACTAGTTGGTGTAGTTTGTTCAAAAATAACATTACCATCTAAAGTAACTTGGACGACTGCTTCATCCCCACTTAAACCATCTCCCGGTTCTGCTTCTACTTCAAAGTTTAAAATCTCTTTTAAAACATCTCTTATATTTACATTGTTATATCTTTGGTTCTCAAACCACTTTCTTAACTCATCATCAACCGTTAGAAGAATCCCAAAACCATCTGGGTCTACTGCCATTTTCATTTTAGGGACATTTGAATACCCTCGATAAGCAGTGTCTAAATAATCTCTTAAAGAGTCTAAATTTAATGCTTCAGTATCAGTAACCTGAGGTAAAGCTTCTCCAAAGGCACCCTTTTTTTCATCATAAGTAGTCAATAAATTACTAGCCCTTAGGGTTTCAGTAGGAATATAAACAGCCCTTCTTCTAAACTGAGGGTCTATCATAGTTCTAAATTGAGCTTGAATATCTTCATCAGTTTCAGGTAGCCCCATTTCCTCTAAATTACTATACTTTTCAGCTTGTATTTTGGCCCAATTGTTATCGTCTCTTAGTTGTCTCAGAGTATCCCTAGCTTTTCTAAAAATCGCGGCACTTGTACCACCAACAGCACTTCGACCTGCACCTCCTACAGCACCGTCAAAATAAGCTTGCATTCTTCTTAAGTTAGATTCCTCGCTTTGCATATCAAAAGAACGGTCCATTAGAGCTCTCTGCCCCATTATTATTTCTTCTTGTAAACCTTCTGTAGCACTCTCTGCTAACGCACTCGCTATAGTAACTTTTCCTACGTCACCTAATAAAACAAGAGCAGATTTATTTTCGTAACGTCTTAAAAATTCTTTTTCAATTCTATTTAAAGAGTCTAGTCCTTCTTTTTGTGCTTTAGCATCAATAGCTAAAGCCCTTTTATCTGCCTCAGAAAGTTTCCCTTGTCTTGCAAATCTTGTTTTAGTTTTAGCAAGCCTAGTGGATTGAGTAGCTAATTTAAATAAAGAACCAAAGAAAAATGCTTCAGATGCTACGTCTATTGCAGCTGCTGGCACACCAGCTAAAGTTGCCATTAATGCCTCTGTTGGGCCTAACTCTACGCCCGCTTCTTGATATTCCCTTAAAATTTCAGGAGCAATCATAGTTTCTGCAGCAGCAAAAGCACCTACAGCTCCACCTATTTTCGCCTCTCTAAGGTATTTTCTAGCAACATCCATTACCACTTTTTCTTGAGGGTTTAGATTATCAATACCTTTATTTTTTAAAGTTTTAAACCACAACTCCTCAAAAACACTAGGAGGTGGGGTGTATTTGTTTTGCCACAAAGCCCCATCAAAAAAAGTGTTCATGTTAGGTTCATCAGGTTTTAATGTTCTATCTGCACGTAGCCCACCTACTTTTTTTATAGTTTTAGAAAATACATCTTTTAATGCCGCTCGTCCTGTTTCGGTGAAAGCAGTTCTAGCAGCAGTAGCAGTAAAACCAGTAGCTAATGCTTCTCCAATAGTTAACGCCGCAGGAGTAATAAGTTGACCCGCCGCTCTGGCTGCTTGGTTAAACCCACCCTGTAAAGTTGGGTCATTTAAAAAGTCTTCAAAGGGATCTAATTGAGCTAACGCTTCTTCCATGCGCTGATCGTGAACTTGCATGGCTTGTAAATTTTTTCGTGCACTTTCTTCATCTCCAACAAGAAGATTACCAATAGCCGCCATGCCATCAAAAGACGCTCCTACTTGTTCAACTCCGGCTCTAAAACCTTCAGCAAAATACTCACCTGTACCATACTCAAAAGTACGTTCTGGTGGTCTGTAGTTTTGGTCTGGCGGTAAAATTTGACGGGCAGCTATCCTTTGTTCAGCCCCTTTGGCCTCTTCTTCTCGTCTAATATTGCCAGAACGCTGGGCAGCTACTCTGTCCTGTCCTAGTAATATATCGGTTACTTTGTCTGACATCCATTAAACTCTATTATTGTTTACCAAGTAATGGTAATTTTTGCCTATTTCCGTATGGTCCCCCATCAAAATCATAGAGTTGTGAAGAAATTGCTTGATCTAATATAAGAGTTTCAAAAGTCTTAGTGTTCATTCCAGCACCGCCGCCTTTGGCTCTTACGTTTTTTACAATATCTTTTAAATCTTCTCTCTCTAGTATATTACCTACCTTTACTGGGGTATTATTTACTATTTCTACTACTTCGTAGTGTTTTGGAAATACTCCTCGTGCTGCTTGTTCTCTCATTTGTTTGTTATTTAATTGTACGTCCATACCATTTATTTCATAGACGGCTCTCATACTTAAATTTCCCATGCCCCCCGCCATCGGGTCAACGGCACTATCTATACTTCTTTGCTTCCCAAAAAGTTGACCGAATGTTTGCCCAAAACCTTGAGTCTCTGCAGCACCTATAAGTATCGTTTTAGATACTAGTTCTTCTCTAAGTTTTTCAAAACTTACATGAGCGTTGTAATAAAAATGTTTAAGGTTCCCCTGATTATTGTGGAGGTCGTTAAGCATATCATCGGTAAGTGGGTTGTTTTTAATTTCTTTGTAAGTTCTAATACCATTGTTAAGAGCATCTATTGCCTCGTCAGTCATAACGGTACCGAGATTCCCTCGAGAAAGTCTTGGTATATTCATTAATTTAGATATTGAGTCTCTAATATCTAAATTAGAAGTAGTGTCTTCGCCGTCTTTACCAACACCGTTGTAATCATATCTTGTGTTGTACGTACCCCATTTACCTTTGTTTTGCTCGTACTGTCGGTCTGATTTGGTTTTTTGAAACTCTAAAGCGGCTTTGTATGCGTCTGGGTCTAGAGCATATCCTGCAGCAGCTGAATTTATATAATCTACTAGTTGATTCTTATTTAATTTATCACCATCAGCTACCATATTGCCTAAGGTCATGTAAGCTAAAACTTTTGCCTCAGTTTGCATAGCTTTTTTAAATGCTCTGTCATTAGAGTGAAGTATAGTTCCGCCCGTTCTAGTAGTTTCAACTTTAGGGCTACCGGGAGCTGCAGCGACGGCTCTTGTATTTAATAAACCAATAACACCCGTGTTTGGGTTATAATTTTTCATAACTAGTTCTTCTACTTTTCTACGCGTTTCTTGACTTACTTCTATACCTGAATCTTTACCCCCAAACTTGCCACGGCTTATTTTATTAAAAACAAATTCAACTGCGTTCTGATCTTTAGGGTCGCTATACATCAATCGTTCCGTGTTGTTATAGTCTTGAAAAATTTTATTAAAAATTTGTACATCTACTGGAGCTCTTTTAGACTCGCCTTTTATTTTATCCTCTCGGGCTGATATACCATCTATAATACTGTTGTATTCTTTCAATGCATTTTGATAATCGTTTCCTTCTTTATTGTTACTAAATAAAGTCATATCTTGATTAGCTGCTTCTAACTCTTGTTTTAAAGTTTTTAATTTAGGGTCGATAATTAACTTATTCTCAAGCTTGGCTTCTTGTTTATCCCTTCTGTTAGCTATCTTTCCAGTAACTTGGTTTAGCTCAACATCAAAATTATTTATTTTGCCTTGTATAGTTGATAAACGTTCTTTAAATTTTACTAGTCTTCGAGCATTTAAAGACTTACTATCAGATACATCTTCTTGTTCTAAATTTTGTATTTGAGTCTGCAAACGCATCTCTTGTCTTTTAAAACCTTGATATCTACGTTTTTTATCTAATAAATCGTTTGTTAAACCAGCTGTAGTTTTACCACCCCCAAGAGGGCCTATAACTGTTTGTTTAAGTATGGGACGTTCGGCTACGTTTGAATTAACCATCGCCCTAATTGAGTCCTCATCCATATTTAACAAATCCTCTGGTTTAATATCTAGGAATACTTGAGAGGTATTTGCGTTTAAACTATCTGAAATCCCTTTTATTAGTTTATTGGTTTCTTGTGGACTAGAGGCATAAGTTATAATAGCCCCGTCTTCGTTGGTTTGTTTTGCGCCTATGCCTGTACCATTAACACCCCCGTCTGGATTACTATTTACTTCAAACTCCGTTGCCATATTTGGGTTGCCAGAGTTCATACCAAAATATCTAAATGTTATAGCTTCTCCAAAGGCACCCTTTTTTTCTATTGACGTGTTTGCTTGGAAATCTTCAAACAACGTCTTTATTTCGTTTTCTGATAGCGTTAAATACTTACCCCCTTCTCCTTCTCCTGCTTCTCCATATGAACCTGTTAAAGCGTTAAACCTAACCGCAGGACCCCTGTTCGCGTCTTGGCCTACCATTTCGCCAAAAGTAAACTTATAAAAAACTTCACCTTCATCCTCAATAACACCAATATTACTAATTTGAGTTTGATTATTTGTTAGAGCTTGAGCGATTCCTAGTTTATTAAATACGTTAATGGAGTTTTTAGTTGTAATTTTATCCGCAAAACCACCACCACCACCTGCCACAGCTGGATTATAAGTATTTAAAACTAAATCCAGATCCAGGATATCTGGTTGGTTTTGAGGGTTATCATCAAAATTTTGCACTGATAGATTAGGGTTAGCTCTTACTACTCTATCTACCATCTTACGCTGTTCCATGTGGTAATGATCTACAGAGTTATCAAATAACTTTTGAGATAAAGCAAGAGCACTATTGGCAGATGATTGAGTTCGCTGTGCCCCCATATCATAATAATCAAATATAGTTTTTTTTGTAGCCATTTTAAATCATCCCAAATAGGCTTCCGATAAACCCATATTTTTGTGCTTTTGCGTTAGCTTGCGCACTGTTAAAAGCGTTAGTTCTTTGTTGTTGCATACCAGCAGCCCCAGATAATGCAGATAAACCTAATTGATTTACAGTACCACCTGCTCCTACTAATACGTTTAACAGAGCAGCATTGCTTGAGTCTTGGTCTATTCTTGCATTATTAACTGCATCTGTAACTGCTACAGTTCTTGCAAGCGACTGTGCGGTGTTTCTAGCTTGTCTAGTAGCTCCAGTTTCGCTAAACCCATATCTACTAATATTACGTTTAGCAATCCCTTCAGCTTTAGTAGCTTGAAGAGATACATCTAAAGGAGCTTGAGCTATAAGTTCTTCGCCACCTTCTTCTAACTGTTTTATCAAAGCTTGTTCAAAAGGTCGAATATTTTTACGTTCAAACTCTCCTTGTCTTCTAGTTACTTCTGATAAAGCTTTTGCTGGATCTTCTACTTCTGGCAAAGGGGTTGCAGTAGCAGAGGGAGTGTAATCTAAAGTTCCAATACCAGTGGCTTGTCTCGCTTGAGTACCACCAGAGTCCTGTATGTCTAAATCTAAAGTAGGGTTATTTTTTTCTGCGGCTACATTAATTGGGTTACGTTCGGGGTCTATCATTTCTCCTTGGGAAGTTCTAGCCAAACCAGTGTCTACTATTGCTGGAGATGAAACCTGTTGTGCTTGTGCAATAGGATCCATCATTGTTGTTTCTTGAGCAGCGGCTATGTTGTTGTTTAGTGCTACTTCAGCATCTTTTTTTATTTGTGCTACGTTAGGTCCTGCATACCCCGCAAACCCCGAAAAATCAAGGTTGAAATTAGTTGTTGAACCAAACCCTAAGGCAGAGAGTGTTTTACCTATTTCCGTCCAAGCATCCATTACTATACACCAAATCTGTTAAATGCTCTTATACCACTACCAGTACCAGTTGGTTCAAAGTCATAAAGACCAAAAGGTAAGTTCTTGTCTCCTGTAACTGCTCTAGCTTTAGCGGTGCTTCCTATACCCATACTAGCCACTCTAGCCCCTGCTTTTATCCCCTCTTGAATCATAGCTGCTTTTGCCGTACCTACTTTTTCTATATTAGCAGCTCTAGTTAATATGCCTGAACCCTGTATTTGCATTGATTTTTTCAAGTAATCAGTTTGAGTAGACGCTGTACCATAAGCGTTACCTAGAGCTGAACTTTGTGTTTGAGTTAAAGTATCTAAAGCAGTTTTATTAGCTTCTACTTGTGTTTTTGCAGAGGCAATAGTCATATCAACAGTGCCCATAAAATTTCTAGCTATAGCCATATCAGTTCTGTTTTGCAATGCTTGAGTGACATCGGCATTTGCAGCACCTTTTAAAGTCGAAGAATAGTCCATATCAGAAACTGTTTGCAACTGTTTTACTAAAAGGTTCTGCATACCGGAGTTTTCAAAAAAATTTAATTTATCAACACCTTGTTGAGCTAACGCTATTTCATCTGGTCCGGGTTCATAATCCGCTGCTTTTGGCTTGTTTACCATTTTATACTTCCTTTTTAAATACTGTTGTTATTGCTTTAAATCCATACTTTTTAGCCGCTCTAATCCATCCAGAACGGTCGGAATGGAACTCCATTCCTGTTATGCTGGTATCCTGTATTAGATTATCTAAAAACTGAATCCCAGCTTCTCTTATATTATACTCAGGTTTGCTATATGCTACCCAAATATATAATGTTTTTTCCCCTATAACACTGTTTAAAGGTGTAAGTACAAAAAACCCAGCATAGTAATTATCTTTAAATGCTAAGTAAAGTTGTGTACTACCACTTCTTACGGCTGCGTATATATCAGCAGGAATCCAATCCGCTGACGCTTTTTGAGTTACTCTAACTAGGTCTGACTCTATGTTGTTATAAACAAACTTTAGTTCCTCTTGAGAAACATGTTTGAAAGTCACACCATCAATAGTCCAACTCTTTTCCGTATCGTCCATACCTCTTCCTTGGGGATAAACCAGCACTTTTATATTTTACTGTTCTTTTAACACCTATATTTCCGCCTCTACCCCTTAACTCTGCATCAGACACTTCGGCTTGAAACAAGTTAAAATAATCAGCAGCTGCCATAGGGTCAGTCCACTCCTTACCGGGTATTCTTAACAACCTATAAATAGCACCATAAATAATGCCATCGCGGTAAGTGTTACTAAATTCTGTGTCTATATTATTAGTAGTTCTAGTTGGTTTTAAAGCGACATTTACCAATAAACCATTAACAGTTTTTGCATTCGGTACTGGCACTAACCAAAAAGTATCAGCTGTTTTTTGTAAATATACAGTTGGTATACCCGACTTATCTCTCCAATCAGGATAATTTAACTCTAAACTTCTTGGGCTTGTAGGGTCTAAATCATTACCATCATAAGTAGCCCACTGTATTTGGTGTACGTCTGTACCACTGGGTTGGTCAAACTCATACTCATAAACTCCCGATATAGTAGTTATTGGGTCTAGGTCATAAGTATAAGCTCTGCTCTTTTCACAAAGTTCTATAGTCGCAGAACGTAAATTAGTTTCTATTAAAGATTCAGAACACCCCGGTACATAGGGCATAACATCTTTTACTAAGGATTCAAAACTAGCCAACAACAGCCTCCTGTTTAGGTGCATTTACTTCCGTAGACTCAGCCCCGATAGCTAAGCTTTGAGTGTAAATTTGATAATGTGTAGCTGCACGTTGAAAGTTTCCTGCAAACTCACCATCTTTTAAATATGCTCTGTATAAAACAAAATTAATTAAACCATTAGCAAAAATATCATCTACTTGTATTAAATCGGTATTAGCGCCAATACTAGTAGGATTTTTAGAATATATTACCTCTACGTAAGCATTACCAGCTACTCCGGGATATACATAAAATTTACGCGGATCTCTTTGATCAAACATGTAATGCTTGACTACAGTAGTATGCGTAGCTTTTCCTGTAACTGTAGGGTCATGCCAACTTGGCTCCTCACTATTTATTACATCTAAATTTACTTTTGAAACAGCTCTAACACCAGTAGCATCTGTAGCAGTACCGGACATATTTCTGTTTACATTTATTAGTCGTAAGCCATCGGTTGGTATGGTTTGTTCTGTACCAGTTGCTAACTGTACATTTGCATGCGTAGCAGTAGCATCTGGCCTCAAATTAGCAATATCTCTTTGAGCATCACTTAAATAATCAAACATCTCACCGTCCGTCCAACGCACAGAAGTATTATCCTGAAGTATATTACGTACCCTGGATAATATATGTTGTGCTTGTAATGTACCGGCCATTTATTCTTCTTCTTCTTTTTTCTCTGTTTTTTTAACGAGTTTTGGCTTTGCTTTAGGTTCAGGCTTAGGCTTAGGTTCTTCTCTTACTTCTTTAGCCCCAGCTTGTAAACAAGCATATCCAATATACTCTGGGAATTCTCTTGCTTCTCCTGCGTATAAACGAACAGCATCACCAGTTTTTAGTGATACATATAAATCTATTTTTGAGATAACTTTCATAGTTTTTCTTTCCATTTAAAACTCCTGTTTAGTAGAAAGAGGTGGTCCGAAGACCACCCCAATCTTAATTAAAATGCGCAATCTACTCTGATTACACCAAAGTCTTCATCCTGACCAGAAATGTCAGAATTGTACTTAGGTTTCTTAAGACCCATGATCTTACCAATAGAGATACCATTTTGGTTTCCATAGTCGAAAGTATCTTCAACTATTTCAGGCAAACCGATATCTGCCATAGCAAGAGCTTGAGCTCCACAGAATAAGTTAGCAGCGAAATCAACATCACTACCAGATCCACCTTTCTGAGTACCTGAGGTACCTTGAGAAGTGTTTGGTACGTGTCTGAATTCGTGAACCATAACGCCGTCAACCATTAAGCTAGAAGATCCAGCAAATAGTTC